CAACGTCACGACCATCATTGACAAGTTCACTGCGACCAACTACAGCGCAGCGGCTGCAACAATCTCTGTTAACTTGGTGACTGGGGGCGACACCTCTGGTAATCAAAACTTGATCACCAAGACCAAGACGCTGCAACCGTCGGAGGTGTACACCTTCCCGGAGCTCGTGGGCCAAGTGCTGAACGCAAGTGGATTCATTTCTACCATTGCTGGCACGGCTTCCTCGATCAACATCCGCGCAAGCGGGCGTGAGGTGTCATGATTCAGCATCATTTCAGTTCTGGTGTGTATGCCAAGGAGACCCACATTCCTGCGGGCAGTTGGCTGGTGCAACACGCTCACTTGCACGATCACTTGTCTATTCTGGCAAGTGGTTCTGTTGAACTGATGGTGGATGATAAAACTTCTGTCATTCACGCACCTGCTTGCCTGACAATTGAGGCAGGCAAACACCACGGCGTAAGATCAATCACCGATGTCATTTGGTACTGCATCCACGCAACCAACTGCGCCGATGCTGATGAAGTTGATAACGTGATCGTTGCGCCGATGAACAAAGATGCTGTGTTGGAACTGGCGCAGAAACTAAAAGGGGATTGATATGCCGTGGATTGGTGGAGCAATTGCAGGTGGTGGGGCCTTGCTTGGAGGGTTGTTTGGTTCAGATGCCGCCAGCGATGCCGCAGCAGCTCAAGCCGCGTCTGCGGATCGTGCCGCACAACTCCAGAAGGAGATGTTTGAGCGCCAGATCCAGCTACAGGAACCTTTCCGCCAGGCTGGACTAACAGCGCAGCAGCGCTATCTGAATATGCTTGGCCTGCAAGGTCAGGCTCCGACCATGCGTTCAGAGGCAGAGCTTCGCAATGCTTTGGCGGCTCAATACATGCGCCCAGGTACTGAAGGCCGGTATGAAACCAGTTATGTTGGCATGGGTGGAGACGCTGGTGGGCAACAAGTTTTCGTACCCGGTACGCCTGGCGTTCAAGACGAAGCTGGCCTGAATGCAGCCATCCAAGCTGAAATGGCGCGTGATCGCGCTGCACAGCAGGCGTATGAAGCTGAGAGGCAGGCACCTGGCTTTGGCAAGTACGCTCGTGATTTCAGCATGGCCGATTTTGAAGCAGATCCTGGCTATGCTTTCCGATTGCAAGAAGGATTGAAGGCGCTGGATCGTCAGGCGGCTGCACGAGGCGGTCTGATTTCTGGTGCGGCTCTGAAGGGTGCGCAGCGTTACGGCCAAGAGGCTGCTAGCCAAGAGTTCACAAATGCCTTCAATCGTTACCAGACCAACCGGGCCAACCAGTTGCAGCCTTTGGAATCCTTGATGGGCACAAGTCAGACGGTGGCTAACACACTTGGAAATGCTGCTCAGAACTACGCACGAGGCGCTGGCGAGGCTTACATGGGCGCAGGCAATGCTCGGGCCTCTGGGTACTTAGGGCAGGCCAATGCATTGTCTGGCGCCATCAATAGAGGCATCAATACGTACCAAGATCAGCAGTTCTTGAACAATATGCGATATAGGCCCGGGCAGATTGGAAGTTCTGTTTCTTACATGCCAGACAACATTGATATCGGCGGCGGGTTTAATCCAGTGTTGGGAAGGTGAAATCATGCCAATCGATCCAAGAATCGCTATGGGGTTTCAGCCAACTGCTGAAATCGAATCCCCTCTAAACCGACTAGCCAAGTTCCAGCAGATTGAAAGCAATCAGCGGGCTAACCAACTCGCTCAGATGCAGATGGCTGAGTATGAGCGGGGGTTGAAGGAGCAGGAGGGTTTGAGGAACTATCTTGCTGGTGTAACAGACATCAATGCGCCAGAGGCTCAAACTGGCGCTTTGAGGTTTGGGCAGGCTGGGGCGACTTTTGCCAAGACATTGGCTGATCGAGCTAAGGAACAGGCTGCGCTGAAAAAGACTCAGACTGATACTGAATCGGCTCAATTCAAACTTCAGCAAGACAAGCTGGCGCATGGGATTCAATCCATCGGCTCTGCAAAAAGTGCAGCCGATGTGATGACTGCGCTTGATGAAGGAGTTCAACAAGGCTACTTTACAAAGCAACAGGCAGATGCTCAAAAGTCAGAACTTGCATCGTTGCAAAGTATGCCTGAGTTCCAAGCATGGCAACAGAAAAAGTTGCAAGGATTGATGTCCGCAAAGGATCAGCTTGAACTAATGAGTCCAACAGCAGGGAAAAATATCCCAGCCATGGTTGCAGAGTATCAATTTGCAAAGTCACCGGAAGGTGGTAATTTTGTTGGATCTTACCAAGACTTTGTGACGGCAAGGGCTGCGGCAGGACGAGCTCCAGTTCAACCAAGGCAAGAGCCGGCCCCTTCTGTCGCAACAATTGTTGATCCAAATAACCCTGAACAAATGATTTCAATTGACGCCCGTAGATATCAAGGTGGCGGCGTCGGATCTACTGGAGTAATAGGTGTTAGCGGAAAAGAACCAGGGGCCGCTATACGTCAAAACAAAATAGAAGCTGGTAAAACGCAACTTGCCGATGACTTGGAAAACTTAAGACAATCATTTAAGACATTAGATGAAATGCGGTCAATTCCAAGCACAGAAAGAAACTTCGTTTCTAATATTTTGTCTTCTACCGCTGCCACGGGTGCGGGGCAAATGCTTGGACGGGCAACCGGCACTAAGGCCCAAGTTGAACGAGAAGTTATTAACAGTGCTAGAACACGTTTGGTGAACTCAATTAAGAATGCAACAGGGATGTCTGCGCAACAACTTAATTCAAACGTTGAGTTGCAAACAATGCTTAAGTCAATTTCTGACCCAGGCCAACCAATTGAAGCTGCACTTCGAATAATTGATGACATTGAGAACTCTTACGTAAAGGTCGGAAATAAGAAATCTGCAACAACTGATGAAACAAAAATTCCGCTTCCGTCAGTTGGCGGAGCTCGACCGACAAAGCCCGGGCCTTCTGGCCCATTGCCAAAAACTCCGCCTAACATTGATGATCTACTGAACAAGTACAAATAATTATGGCAACACTTGAGCAACTTAGCGAAGCATTGATCAAAGCTGATGCTGCTGGTAATGCAGATGATGCAAAAGTATTTGCTAATGAGATCCGACGGTTAAGGGCATTGCAAGCACAGCCTCAGGCCGAGCCAGCTTCCGAAGGCATGCCGCAACAAAGGCGGTTTGATTTCGCCACTGCAACTCCGGAAGAAAAGAAACAAATTGTCCGGCAATCTCTTGCTGGAGGTAATCCTGTTGTAAACGTCGTTGGCGGGGGGTTGCGCGGAGCGGGCTCAATTGGCGCAACATTGATGAGGCCATTTGAATCTGCCGCAGAAAATGAACAAAGACGTTTAGCAATGACTTCTGCTCTTCAAGAGCTTGGGGCAAATCCTGAATCTTTTGGATTTAAAGCAGGGAAGCTTGGCGGCGAGATTGCAGGCACTGCGGGACTTGGAGGCGCAGCGGCAAATGCATTGCGAGCAGTGCCTGGCGCCACAACTGTGGCCCCTAATTTTATTAACGCGCTCAGAACTGGCGGTTTTGGAGCAGGAAAGATTGCTCCATCTGTTGCGGCAGGCGCGGTTGTTGGCGGCGGAACAAGTGGGTTAATTAACCCAGAGGAAGCCGGACTTGGAGCCGCCATTGGCGGCGGATTGCCGCTAGTTGGCAAAGGAGTGCCCGCCCTTGCAGGAGCAGTTACTCCAAATGTTGTCAAAGAAGCATTTGCGGCAGGCAAACAAAACGCAACTGCTTTTATTGACAACCTGCGCAAGAATGTACCCACGGATGATGTTCTTGAAACATTGAAAAATGGCATTTCGCAAATGCGAGACGATGCATCTGCGGCATATGTCACATCAAAAACTGGATGGGCAGCCGATACCACTCCATTGAATTATGCGAAAGTTGATGCAGCAATCAATAAAATTGATAGCTCAATAACCCATGCGGGCAAATCAATGATTGGTGCAGACGAGCAAAAAATTGTCTCAGAAGCAAAGAATGTTATCCAGCAATGGAAAACGGATCATCCTGTGCCAACAGCGATTGATCTAGATGCATTGAAAAGGCGATTGGATAGCATCTACCCAGAAAGCTCAAAGCAAACGCAAGCAAAAAGAGCGCTTTCAGAGTTCGGATCTTCTGTAAAACAAACCATTACCGACAGCGTACCTGGGTACAAAGATGCTATGAAGGCATATGAAACTCAGACCAAACTGATCAGGGAAATCAGCGATGCATTGGGGGGCGGAGACAAAATCAAGAAGGAAACCGCACTTAATAAGATTATGCAAGCATTGAAAAAGACACCATCTGGTGACTATAAGCAAGCATTGATCGGACAACTTGAGGCTCAGACCGGACAGCAACTTAGGCCCGCAATTGCTGGGCAATTGATGTCTGATGTTATTCCTCGGTCGCTTTCTGGCCGAGGCGCACTTGGTCTTGGTGGCGCAGCCTCTCTGGTAAATCCTGCGGTATTAGCCGCCCTTCCGTTAACATCACCTAGGTTGGTTGGTGAAGCTGCTTATGGTGCAGGTAGAGCAGCAAGTGTTTTGCCAAGAATTTCACAACGCTTCCCAGTTGGAACCAATGCTCTTGCAGGATTGTTCAGAACATCTACGCCTACTCAACAATTGATCGTTAACTCCCTCAGTCAAAATCAATAAGCGACTCTACCAATGGAAACCCAATTCATCTTCAACATTGCCGTCAGCGTAGCAGGCTTCTTCGGTGGCTGGATCTTGAGTCACATCTACCGGGCTATTGAGCGACTAGATATGGACATTCGATCAATGCCCTCCCGGTACGTTCGGCGCGATGATTACAGGGATGATATGGGCGAAATCAAGGTTTTGTTGGGCAAGATTAGCGACAAGTTGGATCACAAGGTAGATAAACCATAATGCTCACACTCATCAGCACCATCTGTTCCTTCTTGGCTGGCGGCTTGCCTAAGTTCTTGGAGTTTCTCCAAGATCGAGGGGACAAGCGCCACGAGCTTGAGCTGTCAAGAATGCAGATGGAGCGTGAGTTGCAGTTGCGCAAGCTGGGCTTTGATGCCCAAGCGAAACTGGAAGAGATACGGAATGTTCAGGTTGAGATGGAGACCGCCAATCAGCAGATCCAAGCAAAGATTGGCGCCCAATCTGAGGAGGCAAAAGCCCTCTACATCCACGACGCAGCCATTCAAGACGGCACTAGTACTTGGGTCAGGAACCTGCGGGCAAGCGTGCGACCTGTCATCACCTATGGGTTCTTTTCGCTGCTTGTGTTGATAGACATCGGGATATTTATCCACGGCGTCAGGATGGGCGCATCGTTCGACAGCCTGGCCGCTCAGCTATGGGATGAGAACACCCAGGCCCTGTTTGCATCCATCATAGCGTTCCATTTTGGTGGTCGAGCCTTCGGTAAATGAAGACATCCAAGGCCGGCATAGACCTCATTAAACACTTTGAGGGTGTCCGGCTTAAGCCTTATTTGTGCCCTGCTATGCTCTGGACGGTTGGAGTGGGGCACGTTCTTTACCCTGAGCAGCATTACCTATCGTTGGACGGTAGGCGACACCTGCCGTTAAAGCTGGAACATCGGCGCAGTTTCACACAGGATGAGGTGAATGGACTTCTACGAAACGACCTTTATCGTTTTGAATCGGGCGTGGCAAGACTATGTGGAGCAAACCTGCCGCAACATCAATTTGATGCTCTGGTTAGTTTCGCATTCAATCTCGGCATCGGAACCTTACAAAGATCAACACTCAAAATGAAACTGACCCGAGGCGACATTCAAGGCGCAGCGGATCAGTTCTTAAGGTTCAGTATGGCAGGCGGAAAGATCCTGCCAGGCCTGCAACGTCGCAGGGTTGCAGAAAGGTCGTTGTTCTTAGGTCTACAAGTAAACGCCAAAAAAGATTACTAAAACAAAACCAACAACGACCAATCTGGCAATGGTAGACAGCATTCTCGCTTCGTAACAACTACAGTTACAGTCACGCCCTTGACGACAGTTTCCATTGCAGTTCATATTTCTTCACCTTGTAAGCGTTTTGCCACCAATGTTGCGTACCCAGCAACATCAACCCAGTTATCGTCGTAGTTCTCGTCGCCGTTAACGATCCTGGCGATCTTGTGGCAAATAAGTTCTAAGGCTTCTTGCTGGTCTGGTCGCAACAGCTTGCCACGTTGTTTGAGGTGCAAAGCAATTGTAAATTTAAGGTCTTGAGAGACCTCTGCTTGTTTTGCAAAAACCCCGTATCGGCTGCCACGTTCCTGCAACGTCTTGTCAATATCTGTCATGTTTTTTCATCCTGTATTTAATGGGTGTTCCGAGCTGGAATACGCTGTTTACTTGCTTTGCTTTTTTCTGCCTGTAACGTCTTTGATTTTCTGCATTTGACACTGGAGGCATGGGCTTGTCTTTTTTATCGCCTAAAGCATAAATAGCTCTTGGATACCGTCTTGCACCTTCAGCGTCATTGGTCCAAGCCGCTATATACACCCTCTTTGGCTTTGTAACACTTGCCCTCATAAGGCGACAAAGAATTCCGCCGCTCTTGCTTGTTGTTGTTCCAATAGCAGCGCATATTTCTACACTTGTCATCGGGCCGAACTCCTTTAATGCCCTCAGCATATCTTCGCCTCTGCCTTGTTTTTTTTGCATTAGATTTCTCGAATTTAATGGCGGGGGCGCTTGGCTCACCAAGTCTTACCTTTTAAGACCCC